TCGCTCAGTTTTGCCGATGTAAGGATATCAAAGGTTCCAGGTGTGTACGGTGGATCCGTGTAATCGAACCATTCCACGACCTTTCCTTCTCCGAATATGACGCCTACCATGTCTGCTACTGTGGCAGCAGTCCCTGCGTAGGTATACCACTTCAGCGTATTCTTAACGATTTCTCGTTTCTGCTTCAGTGACAGCTCCTGCTCGTAGTACATGGCTCGCATCTCCACAGCGAAGTAATCAAGCGCCGACTCCGGCAGATTATCCACTTCGCTGTAGCACATAGCCTGATCTGCGTATTGCTTCACCCTGACGAGTGCTTGCTGCAGTGCGTAGCTTAGCGCCTGAATCTGTGGCGATTCCTTGTCAGGCCAGATGTCAACGAGTCCACCCCGCGTGAAATCAATCATCCTCTAGGCCTCCGTATGTTATGATCTTTTTGGAAAGTTTAGCCACATTTGCTTTCCCTATTACCTGGAAGATTGGAAGTGAGAGCTCCACTCTCTTCGCTCCGGCTTCGACCATCATCTGAATGAGCTTTGATGGGTTGATGTCTCTTCCTATCTTGCTACACTGCCATACCACGTATTCATTGACCGCCTTGTCCACGGCCGCTTTGATCGTGTCTACTTTCTTCAGGTCAGACTTGTTTATGAAGTACTTCGCATTGATCGTGTAGTCCACTGTCTCCGGCTTTCTTACGATCACTTTGTCTGTCAGTGGCCTGATCTGCTCGTTCTGCAGGAAGATCTGCAAACCTTGGACCATACTCTCTGATGGCAGTTCTCCGTCCTTCATGATGAATTCGATGATCACTTCCACCGGATTGTCACTGTAAATCAATACGTCTGTGATATTCGAGTTGTATGTCCTTGTCCAGTATTCGTAGGAATCCTCCGGTCCGGCTACTGAATATCTTGAAGGTGCAATGTAGATTCTGTCTTTCAGCGTATCGTCATCCTCAATGTCTGCACCTCCTGTTGTGACTTCCGTGTTTGAGACTTTGGCCACGTATGGTACCGGATCCACAAGGATATTGATTTCTCCGACGCTCAGTCCGTTGCCGGCCACTCCCAATGTCATGCAGACACATGGAATATCGACGCTGGTCTCTCCGGAAGGAATGGATGCATAGCTCTCTGTCTGAAAGTAGATATCTCCATTCGTGAGTCTGCTTCCCGCTGGGATCTCGACCACTGTCGGCCTTATTTCTGCGAGTGTGAATCTGACCATGGCTCTTGATGGCTTCGCGCTTTCTCTTGCGATTCCTTTCATGGCTGCCAGGTTATCGAGATATGGACCATAACTGTATTTCAGAAGATCCTGCTTCCCTGTCTTGTCCACGTAGAGCATAGCCTGGTAGACCTGAACACTTAATGCGTATAAAATCAGCGACATTGGATCCGCTCTATCCAGCACGACTTCCTTCCCGGTAATCTCCTTGTACCGGTTCTGGTAGTCCCTGGTCATCTCGCTCTGCACCTCTTCCAGTTGCTTGTCATCGATAAAGCTAATGTCCGGAAGGTTTAATATTTCATCAATCATTTGTTTTACACCCTCCTCTCTATATGGATTTTTGTTTGTACGATGCCTTTGTCATTTGCTGATCTGTCTACGTCGGCCACTGTGATGTCTGGGATGTATTTATCCACCTTTTCTGACAGTTCAATAGTCAGCAGATTCACGGACTGTGCGACTCCAAGGTCTAGGATTCCTGCAGGAAGGCCGAACCCGCGACTCCCTGGCAGCGTTCCTTCTCTTGTAACGACCAGCGCTTTCAGCTGCGCATCGTATCTTTCTACGTCCGGAAGGCCGGCTGTCGATTTGATCTCGATGTTATCAATTTCTCTCATCCTATTGCCTCCTTACGTGTATTCTAAAAATGTGATATTTATCGTTGCCTTCACAAGTTCTCCGCGGTTCCATATGCAGTCCCACTCCTCGCTTAGGCTTGATATGTACATCTTATTAGCTCCGACTCTTTTTCCTCCGATCACGAGGTATTCGACAGCTCCTGACTTGACAGCTGCTTCCAGTCTGTCGATGGTCTGTCTTGGCCGGATGCCATGCTCTGCAGATAAGACTGCAGTGATCGTTGTCTCATCCGTGTCAGCTCCTTGGAATTCAGAGCGTGGAGTCTTGCCGATGATGTTGTGTTTCTTCCATCTTCCTGACACGGTTCTTTTCATATCCTTAAGCGGCAGCATGCGGTTCGAGCTGACCTCGAATGTGATCATGCTTCCATAGTTTCCTATCGTTGCCATATTTGATCACCGCCTTAAACTTTTGCTTCTACTGCAGTGACTCTTTCTGCCAGCGAATCGTAGTTGCTCTTCAGTGCGCTGTAGTTCTTTTCCAGGGTGCTGACTCTTTCGAACAGCTTCAGGACTTGCGCTGCAGTGTAGGTTCCTGAATTGCACACATGTCGGATCGCCGGTCCTCTGAGCTCTACTGTTCCGTCCTTGTACTGGACGTAAGCAGTTCCGGGCGTCTTCGAGAACTCTTTTCTGAACACATTATCTCCGCTGACTGCAGGAGTTTTCACTGTATTCCAGAATGGGCCGAGAATAAGTCCGCTCGCTGTCCCGTTTGACAGGTGAACGACCAGGACTTCCTCTCCGATCTTTGGCATCTTGTACTCCTCGTTAAAGTTTACAATCGGGAACGGAGCAGTTACTGAGTTGTCCATATCCGGATATGTCACTTCGGCCATTCCGGTTTCATAGTCAATTTTTGAGATTTTGCCGATTCTGATTAGCTTCTCTGCCATCTCTTCTCCTTTCCACTAATCAAATGATCCTTCGTCTACCCAGCCATATACGTGCGTCTGACTCCAGTTGGTTGTGATCAGGTGCCATGGATGCGTCTTTCCGGATCCATTCGCGATCGTGATCTTGGCAGGTCCTGCAGATACCCTGTATCCCTTGGATCCTGAATAGCTTGATACGTAGTGCGTTCCTCCATGGAAGTTTACGATATCTCCGACCTTGTAAGTCTTCTTCTTTGCTGCAGGTTTTGCTGGTGACGGTTTTGGAGCTGGTGGCTGTGGAATATGTACGAGTCTGGTCTGGCATTTATGCATCTCGATATCTTGAGTGGTACCGCTGTCTGATACAGATGTCGTCACCTTGTCCACGTAGTATTTTCCATTCGCCTTGCCGAGTCCTTCCAGTATGACGGTCACTCCTGCGAACAGTTTCGGATTCGCCCAGATTGTACCTGTGATTGTTGTCGCGCTCTCATTTGATTCGTTTACTTTTGCTGCAGCTTTGTACTTCGCCTCGTTGATGTCTTCTGACTGCTCATTGATTCTTAGTACCCTGCTGCCTTGTGCATTCTCTTTGATCAGTCCAATATAAACGCT